CACACTCTGGGAACCGTACGAGAACCAGAAGGCAGCACTTGTTAAAGGCGCAGGTGTGGCAATCGTCGGGCGGATGCAGTGTGATACATACGAGGCGAGGGATGGAACCAAGAAGGAAAGCTGGAGGGTGCAATCGAACGCTTACGACCTGATGCTACTTGCGCCCACCAAGCGGGATGTCACAGAGAACCTTGCGGAACGGTTAGGCCGCCCCGTGCCTTCAGACCCCGATCCGGTTGACAAATCGCTACCGTTCTGATATATCACACAAGCCGCACATGTTGCGGCTTTCTTTTTTGGTGGAGAATGATTATCTACCTGCGTTAGTCGGAATATCTGCGGAGAAAACGGTGACGAGTATCACGCAGGCCAAGCCTGAGCGGAACCCTGACGGCACCTTCGCGCCTGGCAACAGCGGGAGCGCAGGCAGGCCGCGCAAGATTCGCAGGATCGATCACCTGCTTGAGAAGATCGGCCTCGAGGAGGTGAAGGCGGCTGACCTGACGATGACCAAGCTGGAGGCTGTACTGCGGGCGGTCTACCAGTACGCGCTGGATGGCAACAGCTGGGCAGTGCAGTTCATCGCTGAGCGCACGGAGGGCCGCGTGCCGCAGCAGCAAACTATTGAGCATGTATCACACGAGCCGATCAAGCTGATTGATTATGATCCGACTGACTCCACAGATTAGGCGCATACTTAACAGTGACGCACGCTTCAAGGCGCTCGTGACTGGGCGCAGGTGGGGCAAGACTCACGCTGGGTTTGCATGGTTGATAGCTGGAGAGTTTGAGCCAGGCGAGTTGCGCTGGCATGTATCACCGTTCAGGTTGCAGGCCAAGCGGAACGTCTGGCCGCTACTCGTTCGGCTCTCGCGCATGGTGTCCGGCTCAACGCTGGCGCTTGGGGAGCTGAAGATGACCCTTCCGAATGGCGCTGTGATACAACTGCACGGAGCTGATAATCCTGACGGCTTGCCTGGTGTCGGGTTATCGCGTGTATGGATGGACGAGTTCGCGCTCTGGCGCAAGCAGGAAATGTGGCAGCTTGTGATACGTCCGATGCTGACGCAATCGAAAGGCCCGGCACTGTTCACGAGTTCACCTCGTGGCTATGACGCCATGTACGACTTCTTCAGGCTTGGGCAGGATCCCGACGAGAGCACATGGGAGAGCTGGATCTACAAGACGAAGGACTCGCCTTTTGTCGATCCGCTGGAGGTGGAAGCGGCACGGAGAGACATGGATCCCGTGCTCTATGCGCAGGAATATGAAGCATCTTTTGAAACTGGCGGGAATCGGGCGGCTTGGAACTTTGAGCGTGACACACACGTTAAACCCGCACTCCAAGCGCCCGCACCCGCCCAATCATGGATCGGCCTTGACTTCAACGTCGAGCCGATGGTGGCGCTGGTTGGTGGTGAAGTAGGAAATGGCGGCGTTCATTACTACGATGAGATCGTGATACAAACGAATGCACACACGGCAATGATGGCAAGGATGTTGCGAGAGAAATATCCACATGTGACACGGATATTTCCCGACCCAAGCGGGGCAAGCCGATCAACACGCGGGCCGAAGTCTGACTATCAGATTCTGATAGATCACGGGTTCGTTGTTGAAGGGCGCAAGGCTGCGCCTGAGCACATTGACCGCTTGAATAGCTGGAACCGAATGCTCAAGGATGCCGAGGGTGTATCACGCCTGACGATTGACCCGAGGTGCAAGCACCTGATCGACGATTGTGAGCGGGCACGGCGAACACCTGACGGACGGATAGACAAGGCGCACAGAGACCCGCACGCGCTGGACGCTGCGTCCTACGCCATCGAGTACATGTATCCGATCCATCGTCGGCAGGTTGTCCGGCATTCACGATTTGGAGGCTGACAGAAATGATCGTAACACTACCAGATCCCGCTTCCATAGCGGCAGCATTCAGGCGCACGAACAGCACAGGCATGGGCGATGCTTCGCGCAAGCAAGCTCAACGCTGGCGGATGGTCGAACAGTATCACGGCGAGAGACTGGCTAACGACGTGGTGCCGTTTTTCCCCGCAGGGATAGAGCGGCAGGTTCCCTTCAGCGTGCAGGCCGTGGCAAAGAAAATCATTGACGCACGCGCTGGCGTGTATCGTGAAACACCGGATCGCAAGGCTGACGAGCGCTACCTTGCCGCGCTCACTAACCTTGATCAGGTGATGGGCAATCTTGAGCGGCTCACATATCTGCTCGGCACGATGGCCTTGCTGATACAGGCCGATGACAACGGCAGCTTGTATCACGAGGCTCTCATTGAGTTTGAGCCGATCTTCATGCCGCATCTCCCTGAGCCTGTCGGCGTGCTCTATCCGCTGCACAACGCCGGGGCAAAGCGGGAGGATATGGAATGGGCGGTCTGGACTGACCAGCTTCATTTTTGTATCACGGGTCAGGGTGTTGTCCGTCCACCAGCGGAGGATAATCCCGACTTGGTGAACCCGTTCGGCGTTTTGCCAGTTGTGTTCGTTCACCGTGGGGCCGCTGGGTCAGGCTGGTGGAGGCCGCCTGCTGAGGATATTCTCAACGCGCAGACGGCCTTCAATGTGCTCGGCACTTACCTGCGCCAGGCGTTCATGCTTCAAGGCGTGGGGCAACCGTGGACAGATGCACGGCTTGACGGGACGCAGCTCTTGAGTCCGTGGGATATTCTTGCGCTTGAGCCGGGTGAGACATTTTCCTTCGCGACGAGTGGAGCGAATCTCACGCAGCTCATCGACGTACAGCGGGCCGAGCTTGAGTCGGTTGCTTTCGCGCACCACTTGAGCCTGAAGTGGGCCGGTGAAGGCAGGGCGACCAGCGGCGAGCATCAGCGGCTTCTGGAGGTCGAACTGACCGAGGCGATAATAAGTGATTTTGCGATGTGGCGCGAGTTCGAGCGGACACGCTTTGAAGTCGAGGCTATCATGTTGGGCGGTGGCGGTGTCACAATTTCCGACGAGTACTCGGTTGATTTTGTGGAGCCACATATTCCGCTCTCGAATGAGCAGAAGCGTGAACGCTGGGAGTGGGAGTACAGTCACGGCTTGGCGTCCAAGCTGGATTACTTGCGCGAGGTTGATCCTGACGCTACAGATGAGGCGCTGCGTGATCGGCTTGAGCGAACGGCGAGTGAACGGGCGGAAGAGCCTGTGATACAACAGCGGGGCGAGCTATCATTGTCGGCGCTACTGGGGCGGGCTGAAGGATGACAGACCTTGCCGACATGATTGCATCACGAGCTTCCATGTATGCGACAGAGGCCCAGCGTGCGGCGCTGCGTGTCGCTGAGCTTGTTGCGCACATGGTAGACCGTGGCGGGAGCAAGTCGGCAATCATTGAGCAGTTATCGAATCCGGCTGTGATACAATCGCTGAAGGTTGAGACTGGCTGGGGCAAGGCCGCAGATAAAGTGCTTGGCGCATACGGGCGCACCGTGTTAGGGAATCTGAAGGCTGCTGGCGGTGTGACTGAGGGAATGTTGCAGGGCCTGATGACAAGCTCGCAGCGATCCTTTCTCGCGTGGTCTGACCAATATTTTTCAAGCGTGATGGCTGAGCTCACAAAGAACGTCTTGGCTGGTGTATCACAGACAACGCTCAAGGCCGCTGTATCAGGGCTGCTTCCTCCCCACCAGCTTGAGGCGCTGGTCAACACGAGCCTCTCAACATACAGCAGGAGCGTAAGGTTCGCGCTGGCGGAAGGCGAGCCAGCCGATACGCTTTACATTTACGAGGGGCCAGCTGACGATAGGACACGCGACGAGTGCCTTGAGATGATGGCTGCGGGCGAGCTGACCCGTGACGAGATTTTCGACAAGTTCGGTAACGCCTTCATTGACGGGGGCGGATACAACTGCCGCCACCAGTGGGTTCGTGTTGCCGAATCGTATCACACTGACCAGGCTGGCGCAAAGAAGCTGATCGAGGGGCGTGATGGATAAGCCACTTCAGGAAGTGCTAAACGTTGATACTGCGTGGTGGCGGGCGCTGGGGTCTGCTGTGATACGCGCGATCAAGGAACTCACCGATGGCGGTGAAGGTGTTGATGGGAAGTTTCCAGCGTACACGCCCGACTATCGGGAGCGCAAGTCTACAGGGCATCCGAAGATCAGGCGGCAGGCGGATTTTAGCTCGTCGCCGAACTTGCGCTTGACGGGCGACATGATGAACGATCTCCAGCAGACGGAAGTGAGCGGGGATGGTGTTACAATTGGCTGGCCGTCTCAAGGCGGCAAGATGAAATACAATGCAGAGATGGGCCGCGCAATCAGCACGAAGGAGAAGCCGCTTGCTCCGTCTGTTGCGTTGATGGTTGAGAAAAGGTATAAACAGGAAATCGACAGACGGCTGGCGGACGCGAGGTTCGACAGGTCTGTGATACTTGGAAAATAACCTAACTCTGAAGGTTTAAGAACATGGACGAGACTACCGCCAAACAGGGCGCACCTGTGACAGATCAGCGTGATACAGCTGCTGATAGTATCATGATCCCGAAGGCTCGGTTCGATGAAGTCAACGAGCGGCGCAAGGCTGCTGAAGCGGAACTCCAGAGCATGCTTGCCGAAAAGAAAGCTCAAGAGGACACCGAAGCAGCTAAGCGTGGCGAGTTTGATTCTGTGCTTGGCAGGCTCAAACAAGAGCTTGCAACCGCAACGGAAAAGGCCGGACAATGGGATGTCTACCAAGCCGACCGCCGCGAGGCGTTACTCTCGAAACTGACGGACGATGACAAAGGCTTGGCCGATGGATTGAGCTTGATCAAGCTCGAACAGCTTGTATCACGGCTCACGAGTGAGACACAGAAACAGCCCGGCACAGTGACGGCTAAGCCTGGGGCTTCTGGCGGAAGTATCACGTTGACACCTGAGCAGATCAGGGACGGCGTGAGACAGCACGGCCTGAAGTTCCTGAAAGAGAATGCCGCCGTGTTACAGGGCAAGACCTGAAAGGATTTAACTAATGGCTGACATTTATCACGGCACGACTCAACTGGCGAACTGGCTGCCGACTGTTTTCGCTCCTGCAATGGAGGGATACTTCCAGAGCCAGAAAACGCTCTCGAATTTTTGCACGGACTACTCAAGCCTTCTGGCCGCTGGCGCTAAGGCTGTGTCCGTGCCGATGATCGGACAGCGCACGGCGGACTCAAAGTCAACCCAGACAGCGCTGGAGTACACCGGTTACGCGAGTGCTGAATCTTCCGGCACGATCACGGTAGACCAGACCGCTGCGGAAGCGTTCCTCTTTGAGGATATTGCGCAACTTCAGACCAACCTGGATCTGCTGAACACGTATGCGATGGACTCCGCCTATGTGCTGACTAAGGCCTTTGAGAGCTACTTGGCAGGTATCGTGCAGACTGCGACGACCAACGACATCACGCTCGCGACGGATAACACGATCCTTTGGACTGATGTTCTCGCCGCCTACCGGAAACTGAAGATCGCTGGTGTGGATATTAAGCAGTGTGCGTTCGGCATGAGTCCTGAAGCCTTCGAGCTGAGTGTGGCCAGCTGGGGCACGAAGTACACGAGCGCCGCTGAGCTTGGTGGATCGAGCTTTGCGTATACGGGCGCCGAGGGCATCCTGCTTGGCATGCCGATCTATGTGTCCGATGACTGGGACGGCGACGGTGGCGCCGGCGATGAGACTGCCACGATCTGGCATCCTCGCTCGGTGGGCTATGCTATCCAGGGCGGTATTCGCGTAAAGGGCCCTGTTCCTGTGCCGACGCATGTTGCCGATGGTGTGGCGTATGCTATGCACTACGGCGCGAGCAAGCTGATCGACAGCGGGATTGTAAACTTCAACAACGCTTAACGCGGTGTGATACACGGGGGGGCTTCGGCCCCCTGCTTTGTTTTGTATCACGCAAAGGAGAGATGTCACATGATGCGCTACCTGAACACACTACTGCTCTTGTGCGCCCTCGTGGTGGGTGCGCATGGGGCCAATATCTACATCGGTGGCGACACAACCGGAGTGTCTGCCAGCTATCCGATATGGCACTCTACGTTTAAGCTCGCTGATACGGCCAGCTCAAACACTGACACCTTGAGCTGGATAGGCGACAGCGAGGAGACGCTAACGAGTGCCTACTCGACCAGCAAACAGACTGTGTGGCGGGGAAACGGATACACTGCTACGATTAACAGCTTCAAGGTCACAGCCTCAGGTGTTACCTACATCGATAGCCTCGACATCGTTGCCGCGCTGTACGTGAACAAGAGCGCGGGGTCTTTAACGTGGGACTATGGCTCGCTGGTTCATCCGGGAACTGGCACTGAAGTAGCTTTCACCGGGTATGGCCTTTGTGTGGATGTCGGAACGCTCGTGATGAATTATGTCACGCTCGACAGTTGCGCCACAACGGGGGATGATTCAGGCGAGATCGTATTCGGTGTTGCATCAGGGGCCCGCGACTGGACATTTACCGGCTGTGTGTTAAACACGTCTGACCTAATCCGCTTCCAGTCAGCATCCCGGGGGTATGCGCTATTCGATCAGTGCAGCTTTACCGGCGGCGGGCAGGCCAACGACGTTTGGATCGAGTATAGGACTACCGCCGACCTCGACTCGGTGCGCTACAGCAACTGCACATTTGATCTGGATAGCGCGGCCTACAGCGGGACGTTGGTCAATGACGTATCGAAGTTTATTGTTGAGGACTGCACTTTTTCTTACTGGAACCAAACAGGGGGGAGCGATAACGCCGTATTCTACTTTGTCGATGCGAACACGGCAGACAGGCCAAAAACAATCAACTTCATAGACAACACAGTATCCCTGACACGCACACAGCCTGCGGGGTCATATAGCCTCATGAAGTGCACCGATAAAGACGCGGGGCCGGTTTACACCCTGACGGGGAACATTGTCAGCGCAACGAACTCGGCGGAGTTCAATTATTTCATCAAATCCACCTCGTACGGAGATGACTGCACAATATCGGACAACACGATATATGCGGGTGCTCTCCATTTCTACGCTTCAGTTGCAGCAGACACACTTGAGGCAAGCATCGGCACTGGATGGACGATCAGCGACAACACAATCGACCATACCAATTGGACTCCAACAAGCGGTCCGAATGCGGCTGTTCAGCTTTGCCCCTCGAGTGGCACTTTTTCGGACAATGTCCTCGTTTCAAACAAGACCAACCATATCATGCTCCTGGGCGATGATTCTGACTTCGGCTCATCCAACTACTGGAGGCCAGCGGATAACGGGTTTGGTGCCAGCCATTGGACGATCAGCGGCAACACCTTCACGCAGCTACTCAACACGACCACGTTCAATACTGGCATAGCGGACAAGGGCTTGGCCAACCACTTCTACAACAACGCCTACACAGACTACGGTTCGTCCGCCAGTTACTCGAAATGCTACGGCGCAACGGGTGACTCTGCGAGTATTCACAACAACCTATTCATCCTGACGGACGCGGGAGGAGGAGTCTGCGCACCCTATTCTGACCAAGCATGGAGCGGTTCGCAATCTGCGAACAATAGGTTTTTCAACAACATCGTAAGGGGAACGGGGACACACTGTTTCATTTCAACGAGTGGTGACGGGAGCGGATGGAGTGAGTCGAATAACAACTTCGTTGAGTATACGTATAACACGGCCTTTGACGCTGACGGTGGGACGCTCGACGCTTCCAGCTTCGATGCCTCCAGCGGTCTTACACCTGGCGAGATCGCCGCCCGAAACGACTGGGGCGGCGCAGCGGCGACCGGAATCACGCCGACCGCGCAGGGATTCTATCCTATCGGCGTGCAGAGCACAAGCGGCACCCCCGGTGACCCCACAATCGGGAGTCCGCAGGCCGGGTGGCGTAGCCCGACCGAAGCAATGGAGCAGCTCAGGATCACAGGTCAGACTGGTGTCGTGCTGGATATGTACCTCGGCTATGGTGGCTACGCTGCATCGGGGCAAGCGAACCTCGACATCTGGCTTCACAGTGATCACCCCGCGAGCGATAGCACATGGGCGGAGACCTGTAAGGACACGCTGAGGATTGGTGTCGTGAGATGACACTGGAGCACCTGCACGAGCAGAACCGTCGGCTCAGGCGTGAGCTTGCTGCCTTGAGCGACGAGGTCAAGAGCCTACGCCAGATCCTGACGGGTGACTGGTCGGTGGGTGTGATTGTTTATCTGTTCGCTGGGCTGGTGGCTGGCATCGTCGGATCATTCGCTGGCAACTTCATTTTCTGGAGCCTCCGATGAGTTCATATTTTGAGAGCTATTGCAACATCACGACCGACCTGCAATCGGTCGAGCCTGTCATCGACTCCTACGACGTGAAGCGCGAGCTGGGCGGCTGGGCGGTCACAAGCGTGGCGAAGGTTTACGCCTGCCATGACTGCGGGCACATCACGAAGCTATACCGGGACGGCGAAGACCTGGGCGCTGCTGAGGCCAGCCAGACGGACGTGCAGAATGGCGGTGATGGTGACTGGTACTACGATTCAGACGCGGACGTCGCGTATCTGTACTCGAACAGCGACCCGGCAACCACGCACAGGCTGGAAGCTGGGCGAAAGTGGTCGGATATTAAGACCGAGGCTGTAGCACAAGCAAGCGACTTCGTGAGGTCGTACGTATCAAAGCCGATCCTGAAGCGCACAGGCACAGGCGCACAGTCTGAGAGCCTGCGAGACTATGATGATGCTATCATTCGCGCCACGGCCACGCTGGCCTGCTCGTATCTGATCCAGCCGCACGACATGGAGCGCGGTGCTCAGCTGCGTGGCATGGTGTACAATCCCGGCAACCAAAACGAGCCTGGCCTGCTGGATATGGTGCGTGATGGGCGTATCCCTTTGTGGAACGAAACCAGCACGGCAGCGGGCAAGGGCATCGTGAACGCGGTCAGTCTGGACGCTACCACGACTGGCACGATTGCGGATGTGGAGGGCACGCCGACCGTGTCATTCGATGCGATTAAGGTGGTGATCGAGACAGGCGGCACGATTACGCAGGGCAGCGATTCGGCTGTGACTTATTCAGCCTATGTGGCCGGATCAGACGGCCTGAAAACAACGCAGGTAGTTGATTCTGAAACCATCAACTGCCAATATCAGAACATCGGTCAGGGGATGTACGCCAGGTTCACGGCTGGCGTGTATGTCGCTGCTGACGAATGGGAAGTTGAGGTCAGGGGCGGGAAGCCGGAAGCTGGAACCGGCAGGCGCACGATCAGCTTGAGGCGCATCTAATGGCGATTACATTCTCGAATATCGCAAGCACTCATGTGATCGACCCGCTGACTGACATCCTGTCGGCTGAGTTCCGTGGTCACACGACCTTACGGCTGTTTGATCAAGACCCCCCGAAGGGCACCAGCTGGCTTGAGCTGTCACGGTTCCGCGAAGAGCTGGTGGAAGAGGCGGCAGGCGCGACTACCCGCAGGTACACGATTGACATGGCCTATGTCGTGAAGGTCGGCGCGGCCAGCGGCAAGAAAACCCTGACCGAGCGGGCGAACTTCATGGAGCGGCTGTTTGAGCTGCTCCGGCAGAATAAAGACTACACAGCTGGCGGTGTGTACTGCTGGCACGATGGACAGATCGGCGCGACAGATTACAGCGCCGAGACTGATGAAGACAATGAGAACGGGCTGGCGCGAGTGGCCTTCGAGTGGAGCTGCGCCGTGACACATATCATTGATTAGGAGGCCGTCATGGCGATTTCAACCGCTGTTTACAGCAAAACCGCATTCCGCTTCGCGATTGCCCAAGAGTCTACCTTCGGCACGGCGATCAGCACACAGTCAAGTTTTCAGGAGATGCACATTACCGAGCCGCCCACGCTGGACACGGCCACGGCTGTCGTGACGGACGAGACTCCGCGCATCGACGGAAGCGCAGTCATGGGCACGGGCGACATCTACAAAACGCAGGCTGGCGCGATCACGACCGTGACGGTTAGCGGCATCCTGACCACGCCTGTGCTTGAGCTGCTGCTTGAGGGCGTGTTCCAGAACAAGTCCTCAGATGCGTCTGAGGATACCTATGCTTGGGATTCGTCCACCAGCGTGATCGGTGACCCTGCCAGTCAGACCTTTTTCACGCTGGCCCTGCATGATCCGATCGCTGGCGAGGGGAAGCAGCTGACGAGCGCGTTCCTGAAGACGCTTGAGATCACATGGGATGCAGGCTCGAACGGTGGCCGCGCTTCCTTCAGCGCTACCTTTATCAGCGGGCTGGCGCTCGGCACGGCCTCGACCTTCACGCCGGGTGACTGGACTGAACCAGGAACGGCCTACTTCACGACCAGCGGGCTTGACGCCAAGCAATTGAACACGGCTGATGTTGTGACAAACAATTTCAGCTTTTCTCTCGACAACGGCGCGACCTTCTACGGCGTTGACGCTTCCGGACAGGCTGAAGGCTGCGCGGTTGGTGCTGCTGGCGGCAAGGGCTATGTGGCCACCGGCTCGATCACGGTCAAGTACGATGCCAACACGGACGACCTGATCGACTACGCGCTTGCGAATCCGGCAGCGGGATCGGCTGACATGATCCTTGCGCTGACCTTTAACAGCGGCGATGCGACCAACGAGGTCAGCATCACGGCCAACTGTGTGCTTGACAGCGCGAACTACAACTTTGGCGCGGACGCTGGCGTGATGCGCGACCTGCCCTTCAAGTGTGTGTATGAGAGTACGACCGATGCAATCAACTTTGTTGTGGGGACGAACGCTTAAGGGGCAGAGATGGAGTTCACTCCGAAACTTGAGAATTTTGACGGCTCTTTCGATGTGCGGGAAGCCACTCGCAAAGAGGTGATGAAGCTGGCCGCTCTCGTCCGGTGCCTGTATCGTGGCGGCGAGTATGATGACGAGGTGCTTGTGAAGGTGCAGGATTTCGTTGAGCAGATCAGCGGGCTGGGCGATGACGAGACCTTCACGGCCCTTCCGGTATTCCAGCAGTCGTTCCTGCTTGAGCATCTGGCGCACGTCTACATCGGAGGGATTCCGGGAAACTGAGAATCTGCCTGCTGCTGTCGGTATGGTGTGGCGTGTGCGGGGTGCCCGATATCGAATGGCCAGCGGCAGGCAGATGGCGCGCGCAAAGCCCGACGCTCGGAAAGGTGGTAGAGTACGATGAAGCCGAAGTCTGGGCAGAGGTTGAGCGGATTGAATCGGAAGCTGCGTCGAATGGCTGGCCGCTTGGGCACGCGCTGTTCACGCAGCTTCCTTTTTTCGCCTCTGCTCAATGGTTCCTCCATCCTGACCCGCTGCGCTGGATGAAAGATTTCCGGCTCATCCGGGCAACGCATACGCCAGCGGCGCACACGCTGGACGAGATGTCGAACGCATTCGCCGAGGCTGTGATCGTGATCGAAAACGAAGAGGCTGCTGCGATGAATCACATGAGAGGCAAGCATGGCCACAACAAGTAAATACCAGATCCAGGTCGGCGTGACGGGCGCTGATCAGGCAGCGCAGAAGCTGGGTGGTGTCTCACGCGGACTCGGTTCGCTTGCCAAGCAGGCGGCGGCAGCTGGCGCGGCGTACTTTGGCGCGAACGCGATCTTAGCCGGGATGAAAAAATCCATTGAGCTTGCAAAGGTTCAAGAGCAGGCAGAGGCCAGGCTATCGGCTGCTTTCCGGGGCAGCACAAAGGCGCTTCGGGATTATGCCAGCGAACTCCAAAAAGTTACCACCTTTGGCGACGAGGTCACTATCAGCGCAATGGCGCGGCTCGCGGCCTACACGCGAGATGAAGAGCAGATAAAGAAGCTCATCAAGGTGACCCAAGACTTCGCGACGCTTCAAGAAATGGACTTGGTGAACGCGGCAGAGCTTGTCGGTAAATCATTTGGCAGCTCCACTAATGCGCTGAGCCGATACGGTATTGAGGTCACAGGCGCAGCTGGATCAATGGAGCGGTTCACATCCATTCTCGAGGCACTCATCAAGAAGGCTGGTGGAGCAGCTGAGGCGGTGGCGCAAACGCAGGCCGGTAAACTTGAGCAGATCAGCAACGCATGGGGTGATATGCTGGAGCCGATCGGTGCGGGCTTGACCAATCTGCTTGTGAATCTTGCCGAGGTGCCGTCTGTTCTTGGCCGATGGGCTGACAATCCGATCAATATCGTCGGTGATGCGATGGTTATCGCAGACGCGGCAGGGGATCACTTGATCGCAAGGCTCGCCGGAGTCACAAGCTCGATGAAAGAGCTTGATCAGCAGGCGATCGACACGGCGAACGAGATAAAAAAAATGCGAGCGCAAGCTGATAACTTCACGGGGCCACCTGCGCCATCCGAAGAAGACCTGCTTGCGTTTCATGTCGCCAGGCTGACCTTTGACGAGTTCAGGAAATCGCTCCGTGATGCGACAGAGTTCGAGATGGCTGAGGAGCGCATGGCCTCTCTCACGGGCCTGATATCATCACTCAATGAAGAAACTCAACAAGTAAAGCACGGCCCATTGTCTGAGATACCGCTACCGCCTGATGAGCTATTGTCAGCGTGGGAAGAATACGAGATGGCGACCTTTTTGCGGATCGGGCAGATGGAGCAAGAGCAAGAGCACATTGCTCGGTTTATTGAGCAATACCCAGAACTCGCTGACTCACTCGGTCTTGTCACGGACGCGACCAAAGAACAAGCTGAGGCAGCTGAATTATTGGCAAAAAAGCGTGAAGCGATCGTGAGTGGTACGGCATCCCTGCTTGGGAGCTTCGCCCAGCTCAATCGGGTGGCTGGTGGAAACGCAGCGCTCACGAAGCGGCTGGCACAAGGCGAGGCGATCATCAACACATACAGCGCGGCTAACAAGGCCCTGAACAACCCGCCCGGCCCACCGTGGACGATCCCGGCGATGCTTGCGACCGTCACGATGGGTCTGGCGAATGTGGCACAAGGCGAGGCGATCATCAACACATACAGCGCGGCTAACAAGGCCCTGAACAACCCGCCCGGCCCACCGTGGACGATCCCGGCGATGCTTGCGACCGTCACGATGGGTCTGGCGAATGTAGCACAGATCGAGGCGCAAAAGTTCGCGCGCGGTGGCGACTTCGTGACGAGTGGCCCGCAAATGATTATGGTGGGCGACAATCCCGGCGGGCGGGAAAGGGTGCAGATCACGCCCACCAGTTCGCCGAACATCGAAGGGCCGAGGGGCGGCGGTGTGACGGTCAACTTGCAAGCTGGAATCGTTGAGCAGGGCACGGTTGCCGATCTGGCCGACAGGCTGGCGCACAGGCTGAGGAGAAACCTGGCATGAGGTCGATTCGCGAAGGCGCCCGCATGGGCAATGTGCAAGAGAACTGGGTGGTCAGGCTGTACTACGGCACAGGCTCAGACTACCTTGAGTTCTGTGACACGGCTATCTCGACGGCCAGCACGGAAGCGCTGCCGCTCATCACCAGCATCGGCTCGATCCGCGAAAGTCTCGACCTGGCGAAATGCACAAGCAAGGTCAGCAACCTGTCGGTCACGCTGGCCAATATCAAGATCGACGGCACGCTGGCAAGCGAGCTGCTGTCGGAAATTGACACGTCTGCGGGCGTGTTCATGAATCATGACGTGATGATCAGGAGCTACCTGAACGGGAATTTCTCGAATGTCCAGACGGTCTACACGGGCCGCCTGCGCGGGATCAGCTGGACTGCCGCCGAGGTACAGCTTGACATCGAGCCGAACCAGCCGTGGGATTTCCTGAGCATCCCGAACACGCAGGCAGACAGCGGGCGCTATTTTCCGGTCGTGTACGGCGATTACACGGCCAACGCCAGCACACCAGGCTCGGAGGCGCTTTGCACTTCGCTTGCGCTCTGGCCCGTCGAGATCGACACGCGGACGGGCGGCGAGTCCTTCGGGCTTGTCCACCAGAGCATTGCATCGGGCGGTAAACTGCACTTTTACGAGGAATCGACAGACAGCCTCGTCCCTGTGACCGACTCCAGTGATGCGACCACTGACGCAAGCGCAACCTATCGGGGCGGATACGCGATGCCAGCCTCAACCTTGTTCCGGCACGCCTGGAAGTTTAAGGCTGAGCAGTACGAAGGCTCAGAGACGAACGATTTCACGAATGCTCACAAAGCAACAGACTACAAGCGCGAAGCGGACACAAGCTACACAAGCGCCAATGATGTGCTTACCGTTTCGCCAGGAAGCGGTGATACAGGCAGCCTTCCGCTTAACTTCCCGCGATTAGGGCTGAAAATGACGGGCGTGTATACCGTCACGGTCGTATGGACGGCCACAGCATCCAGTGGAACGCCGACGGGCACGATGCAGCTAAGCGCGAGTGATTCGAGCATATCGGGCACAACCAGCATGAGTGTCGGAGGCGGGCAGCAGAGCTACACATTCACGGGTGGCGTGACTGGCGACGCGCCGCCTGAATGGATAAAGGTCACAGCTAACGGCGCGTTTTACGCTGGCGGGACTGTTGACATCACGGTGCGTATCTGGGATGTAATCATAACGACCGAGGTCGAGATCGACACTTCAGGCGATGCGACAGCACAGGCGCGGGCTGTCGAGGGTGTTGATATGCTTTACTGTGGAGCTGACGGATTCGCGAAAAGCTGGTCTTCCGGTGCTTGTGATACAGTGCAGGAGATCCATCGTGATATGCTGACCCGCTTCGCCGGGCTGTCCACCAGCACGCCGGACGGATACCCGGAGCTGGACACGGCTCGGAGCGGCTGGTCTGGCAGGCTGTGGCTGCATGAACCGGAAGAGCTGCGGAAAGTGCTTGAGCAGTTACAGTACGAAGGGCAGTTTATCTTCGCTTGGGCGTCCGATGGCGATCCTAAGTATATCTATGTGAAGTCCAGCTACTCGAGCGGCGATGTGTCGGCCACGATTACGCCGGGCCGTGATACAAGCGCAATCCAGTACAGCCTCACGCCGTTCTCTGACATCGTGTCCAAGCAAGAGCTGAAGTACGAGCGGCATCCGGCTGACGACAGCCGATACTTGTCAGCCTACACGAAGACCAACAGCGACCGAAGCAACTTTAACTTTGACACGCTTGAGAACATCGAACAGATCGAGCTGGACTATCTGGTGGACAGTGTGGACGACCACGCCACGATCACAGACCTTGTTTTCGGCGCGCCCAAGCGGCTAATCAGCTGCCAGCTGTACCGGCCTGAGCTGTTCACGCTTGAAATCGGCGACATCGTGCAGCTTGAAAATGACGCGGCCTATTACATGATTACCGATGTGACCAGGTCGCAGGGTAAGTTCACGATCAAAGCGCGGGAGGTTGGCTAATGGCATACGGACGAAGGCTAAAGCCACGAATCTACCCTTGCTTGATCCAGCACCTGATGCACAGAGGCGAGACTGGCGTGGTGTCATTCGATGCCGCGAACGACATCACAGCCAACACAGACTCGCACCTGCTGCGGGCGTTCGACGGACAGCCGAGCGTGCGCTGTTCGTTTGACACTTCGGCAGCGGGTGCGTCTGACCAGATCATCATCAAGATCGACCTCCAGCACAGCGCGTTCAATCTGGACTACATCGCGATCCTGAACCACAACCTGAAAACGGCTGACGCGTCCGTCACGATTTTCCGCTCGGATACGGACAACTATGCAGCCGCGACACAGACCACCAGCATTGCCGCGATCGTCGGAGGGGACGCTGGTTCAGCCTCAGTGATCACGCCGGACGAGAACGGATCGCACATCTATGGCTTCACAAGCGTCAGCCCGCGCTATGTATGGATCACGATCAGCGCTACAAATGTCGGCGGCTGGTCTGCCACCGATCTTGAAATTGGTGACATCATGCTCGGCAAGCATTGCACGGCCCCGCATGGGCCGGACATCGGCATGACGACAGGCGTGATGCACAACGGCGGGAAGCTGCTTGAGTCCTACGGTGGCGCTCGGCACTACATGAGCGGCTGGACAACAGGCTCAGACGGTCAGAGCTTGCCCTTCGGGCCGCCCTTCAAGACGAACAATATCGCATCCACGAACTACATTGAGGCCGCGATCCATCCCGGAAGGCGATACTGGGAGTTCACGCTTTCGTATCTTGCGGATACGGCGGTCAATCAGTCCGACCTATCGACAGGCGTCGTGAATCCTACGACATTCACGAATGTTTACGCGATGACAGCAGGCCCTGCCCTTCCGTTCATTTTCGCGCCAGACTCGACCAGCACAACGGTCGGCGATTACGCGTTTGCCCGCTTTGCCGATGACGACTACCAGCTGGAAGAAGTGGCCTTTGGCGTGGTGACGCTCAATCGCAGAATAGAAGAAGAGTTCTAAGCGCGGGGGGCGCATGAATATGACAAGAAATCAAGACCGCAGAAAGCAGACCTATCATTGGCTGGTTCAAGTGATCCCGCTGTTGATCGGCGGGGCTGTCGCGTGGTACGGCCTGCGGGAGCGGGTGAGTGCTAATGAAATCAGGATCGACAGCTTGCCGGAACGGATGGCGCAGGTCGAGACTCGCGTCTCTGTGGTCGAGGCCCAGCAGGAGCAGGCAGCGGAGATGCTGCGCGAGATTCGCGGCGACATCAAGACGCTGATCATGCACGAGGCATCCGAATGATCGGGAAGCGAAAACTCGCGGCGTTCCTGGCTGCCGTCACGGCGTTGATGCTGGCAGGCTGGCTGGGCTTTCTGTCCGATACACTGATGCAGGGCGTGCTTGGCGGGCTGCTGGCGCTGGTTGGCGGCAATGCTGCCGAGCACATTGCAGGGAGAAGTAAATGAACACGGGCGATTTGGTATTCTTCCGGAAGCGCGGCATCGTTCCAGCGCTGATCCGTTTTGGTAGCTGGCTGGGTGCAAAGTTCAGGCGAGAGCCTGTTCCTGACTGGATACCTCACCATGTTGAGATTGTTGTGATGCATGATGGCGTCGCCTATCTATACGGGGCAGATGCAGTAGCCGGGTTTGTCCGGCGACCTCATTACTTCCGGCTCAATAGGCTAACGGATGGGAAGCATTACCGGGTTATCCGCCTCGACCTA